CCAACTTTGTAATCTCCCTTGCCAGTAACCTTAAGCGTAACGGCTTTAGGCTTGCGAGCTCTTTGGGTTTTCTTTTGAGGTTTCGTATTCTTAGATTTAGGCATCTTGATCTCATATCATTAGTGTAGGCGTGACCATGCGGGCACACTTTGGAGGGTACCCTCCAAAGCTTCGAGTTTCGAATAAAGGATCCTAATTTGAAACGCGGAAAGCTCTTGTGTTAACAAGGAGCTCATTGGTATGATATTATCAAGATGGTTTTCTGCATGCATCTGCAGGAACAAATCGCCTTTTTTCATCTCACTAATCTTGTCACAGATCCAATCGTAGTGGGTACCACCGACTGGCCAAAACAATATTTTAAATGCGCACAATTTGGCAAACTGCAAGCGTAAACTATTGTTCTTTTTATTCATGAGAAGAGAATCGATCTGCTTCTGCACATTGACTTTTGGTAGCCAAGTGTTCGTATTGTGGTGCATGAAACCAAAACCACAAAATGTGGCTTCGGAAAGAGGAACAGCACCATTGGATTCATCTGTCATCACAATACCCAACTCATTAGCTGACTCATCCAAATCATCGAATATTGGCTCATCGACGTAAATAGAGTCATCACCCATAAATCTAACACGTTTGCTATAACAAAAATCAATAAATGCACCAATGTCACAATATCGTGGGTTCGTGATTGCGTGCTTTGCGAGGTGATACTTGTACAACAATATATTGGTATCGATGTTGTCGTACAAGGTGTTCAAACATCCTGACGGATTCTGACCAATTTGCAGCCATACACAGCCATCCATATCAACGACTGTGCTATACATGGTGTGGTGCACCCACCAATCAAACAAAGCAATATAATTTCTGTCAGTGAACTTTGGAGTGCCATCATTAAGTGTCAAGTACTGCTTGCGAGCAAAATAAATTGCTTGCTGAAATGGAACCTGAACACAAGATTCCATAGCAGAGACGTCTTTACAACGAACACGCGTTCTGTCACCTTTGGGAGTCAAATAACGTGCCATGCGATCCCATTCACCATGAAAAATAGAAACACCTGCCGCTGACCAATTTTCAAAGCTATGGCATTCATCAATAAGCTTGTCATTTTGTTCAGCAAATAGCATCATCCCTACTACATAGTGAAGTGCATCGCTAGACATCATAGTTCTTTGTTTACGTTTACTCAAATCTGGGTGATCAACTTTCTCGTTCACACGTATTTCTTCTTTATCGTTGACTTTCCATATAACGGCGACATCAACACCAGATTCAATAAGCTGGATTTGTGATTCTACAAAGGCCAAGTCCATGTAGTAATCACCTTTGGTATCTTTCTTATATAGCTCCTTGGGTATGTAACCTGAAACGGTACTTTTATTGCACCTACTAATAGCTTCTACAAGAGTGAGTGGTTTGCAAGATTGCCATAAGATTTCCCTCTCACAAATAAAGGAGTTGATAGCCATCTCCCACGCATAAGGGTCAGGCGCAAACAAGTGGACATCGTGCATCTTAGAGTTGTCATTTTTACACAACAGTGGATGCTTGTTAACCAGCACGTGTTCACTTTTATAACTACCAAATCTTTGTTCATAATCACGTTGAAGTGAGAGTGATTGCCAGCCAAGTCGAGCCGGCACCTCTTTGACGGGGAGGTACCCAAGATGGATCATGCTTAATTGCGGCTCGGAGACGTACTTCCCAACCGAGGAGAATCTGAGCCCGATCTCCCGGTTCGCACGTTTAAAGTTTCTTGCGCATCGTTGAGCAACTTGAGTATGTTCTTTGCTGGTGCCATACTATTCATAACGACCACGTCATTTGCAGTGACGGGTCGAAAATAATTGTATTCACCTCCATCTGGACCGCCGGCCTTATGAAACCCAATCAAGTGTCCTTGATGGTCAAAGACAGGGCTCCCAGAATAGCCAGCAAATGTTGTCATCGTGTGTTCATAAACGTCATACGTTTCTTCAGAACCTTGTACCTTCATATTTGGTGTAAATTTACCGACCTTACCTGATATGTCTCGAGCGGCATAGCCATCAGATTCTTTCACAAGCGCATAAGAGTACACAGGGGATCCGATAGTGGGTTTTGCCACCCTGACGGCCTTAGCTACTGAACCGAAAATGCTCTTGATCTTATCGACTGGTACACGATATATAACGAGATCATTGCCCATATCCTCATACTTGGTCGGATCAATCTCAATGGCTGTAGCATTTTTCCCAACAGGAACGAACCGTAATCCTTCTGCGGAATCCACAGCGTGTAATTTTGTAACAATACCACCAGGCATGGCTGTAGCAATACCGTTAGGCTTTGGCTTCCATACACCATCTATCTTAATTTCTACCGCTCCAATGATATCATTTGAAGGAAATACTCTTTCTTGACGAGGCTGACCTGCAAGAGCAGATTCATTACTTGGCGGCGAAACAGAAGGATAACGTGATTCTGCCCGTCGCCAATCATCAGATGTTATCTGCCTAGACTTATACAACGTATCAAGAATTTGATTGGCTGGACCTACATCACCACTTCGTATGTCTTCCAAAATTTCGTGTATTTCCTGTGGTTTGAGTGATTTGACTTTATCAGACTGAATGAGATGAGCAATCGCGTTGGAATAATTACCGCGGTTACCATGTATGGTAAATATTCCCATATTGCGCATTTGTTCTTTGTAATTCTCGTAAGTCTCATTCGCAATCATAGGCTTGTAACCGAGTTTGAGATACCCGTCAAGTTCGGAAGCGGACACCCCTTTAACAACATGGACTTCGGGTGTGCCGTCTACATTCCTGCCTTTGGCAACATCCGTTCCATGAGCTTGTCTAAACTGTTGTAACTTGGCTGCATCAGCAAAACCATACACTACAAAACCCTTCTTGACTTTGCTCTTCACAGGGCGAAAACCAGCATCTACACTAAACTCCTCTTGTGCTTTCCTGGCTTTAACAATTGCATCGTCCGTATCTTGCTCTTCTTTCGAAGTTTGCCGATTGCCTTGTTTTGCACCTGGTTGATGTCGTGAAACACCTCCTTTACGACTTTCGTTTCGGGGAGGGTTACACTCTTCACAATTCGCATATGCGCAAGTTTGTCCAGTGCTTTTGTAGACACACTCGTCATTCACATTTTGTTTCTTAGTCAAAACGAATACCGCTGCACCAACAACAACACATGTACATGCCGCAATAATGACACTAAACCAAAGGGAACAGCATCTGTGCTCTTTGAGCCATGACACAACAGGCGCAGTAACGCCTTCACAAGTGGATATTGTATCACGATATCTGGCCTGCATTGCTGATCGTATGTCATTATAGCGACCTTGATCTACTGCTCTTTCATCTCCATCATCAGTCGACAAAACAGCAAATGCATTTTTCAATTGTACATTTCGCCTCAGTGGGCCTCGCATGGGCACTGGAGCAGGCGCAGGGGTGGAGGACGCGGTTGAGGGTGAAGGAGTAACTGGAGAGGCAGCCGTAGCGACAGGGACTGTCGTAGATGTCGATGTGGTTGTCACAGAAGTGGGTGCAGGAACGGCAACCGACGTCGGTCGTGCTTCATGTCCTCTACTTTGCGTGAGGATTTGCCTGCGTAAAGTGGTGAGCACACCTGGTTGTATCGGTGACAAACCATTATACTGCACAGGGGGGGGAAGCATTTTGCCAAGACGCTTTTGTAGTTCATAGTCGTAGCAACCGGCCATAAAGTCCACATAAGGTGCAATATGGTAATGGAAATCTTCATGCTCCTTCAATCCGTCCTTTTTGTCTTGGAGTGCCTGTTCATAAAGCACACGTTCCCTCTCTTCAGGCGTTTTACATATATATAGAGCGTTCCTAAGAAGCAGTTTGATTCGATTATCCTCAAATTCAAGAGCTTCTTCCTGAGTTACCATTGGTCTTGGTGGGCAAAAAGTTTCGTCGCTACCAAGATATTTGGCGACTTCTGCAGACTCATGATCATCATCATCAGAACAATCCTCACCATCAAGCATCTCAGATGAAGATGAATTCAAACTAGCCACTTCTGATGAATCAGATTCAGTATCAGAATCCTCAAATGCTTTCCTATCCGGGCCACAACCGAGACCAGGTTTGTCACTCGCTGTAGATGAGTACGGAACACAAATGTGATCGAGAGACAGTTTACC